ACTGAAATAGGTTTTTGAGGGTTTATTAAATGGGATTGTTGTGTTGAATAATTGACTTGCATATCAATGATATCAATACTTGCTATTTCAACAATGCCACTGTCTAAATCACACGATTCTGTATCTATTACTCTGTATATTGTCAAAATTAGTCTCCTACCCAAATTCCACTGTGCCGGTGTGTTGGATTATCACCGCGATAATGGTCATATTCTCGTTTGTTGGTTTTGAAATATTCCCGCCATTCCAAAGCTCTTTTATTTTCCCGCTCACTAACTAAATGGGTGGGAAGTGGCGGATGATTTAATGCAGCATTAAGATTTGCATTCCATAGCTTTTCTGCGATTGCCATATCTGATAATTTAAAAACGCTTGGGTGAGGTTTTCCGAGAATCATTTCCCTGATTGCTGCTATAGCTTCCTGCTTGCTTTTAAAGGTGTCCGGGCCTCTTATTAAGTAACCAGTCATGTAAAATCTCCATTGAATTCAATTAAGCTAATCGGCATATTCCTATCCATTCCGTAGATAGAGCGCTTATATTCAATTTCCTTGTGCTCGATAATTTCTTTATTTGAATATCCTGCTTTTTTGTAGAATTCCGTTTCTTTATTGCTCCCCTGATGTTGATGAACTTTCATAATTATGTTCCAAAAGTTTGAATCTCTTTATTTTTGAGTTCCTTTCTGTATTTTACCATTTCTTTTCTGAGTTCCATCTCAAGAATAATCGACTCCATGTCAAACTTACTCAACTCATACTCATGAGCGATTTCTATTATCCGCTCCATCGGATAACGCCTTTTAATTGAAATATAATTTAATGACATTGATTAACTCCGTAGCTTAATCTCAGATATTGCATTGCTATAGCCCAAGTTATTTGGCTTTCTATTTTGAAAGCGATTCTTGCTTTAGACTGAGCTAACTCAAAAAGTTGTTTGTTGATTTTCATAATATACCCCTGAGCCCTCCACTGGCTTCATAACTCCAATTATTAAAATTCACCCCGGCTTATCTTAATTAGTGCTTCGGCATGTTGTCTAGCAGCTTCCTTAGTTAAATGAATACATCTGTTATTAAGATGTAAAACATCAATATTATCTCCGAACCAAATGAGCGGACCGCATTCATCATATAACATTGAGTCAATTATAGAATAATATTTATCTCCGTTATTTAACTCATAATCAACTGGCTTCGGAAAACTGACTTTGCCGATAGTGATCATCTCCGGTTTGCGGCGATAATCACAATCCTTATTCCATAACGGGTGACAAAATAAATCTATCCATTCGACCCCACTCCCACGACAAAAAAACTCCCACATCAGCCACGGCTCGTCTGTTTTAAAAGCATCTTGTGCATATTGCAACATTAATTCAGCGTGCACGTGTTTTTTATTTTCTGACATTGTTTAATCCTCTTTTTCGCGGACAGAATAACCGATCGTGTCTAGCCACGAAATAACATCACCAACACCGATTTCTTCGAGTACTGCGTCGTTATCATCAATAGCATTAAGTATATCGGCAATGCTGGTAATCTTAATTGTTACATCAACAGAAAATTGACTTGCGGGTGTAATTGATGCTTCGCTAGCTCTTAAATCTATATTCATTGTTAACCCTCTATTTTATTTCCAGCGGTGGAGGCAGTGGCATCCAGTGCGTAACTATTACACCATTTCTTTCTATCGTATCATCAGTACAAGAATCAATACTTATATAAGTACAACATTCAAACCACGAAATATCATAGTAAGACATTACTATATCGAAACAATTGGTATAAGCTAAAACATATTCGCGATGTTTCGGCAATTTATCTTTAACACTAATCCACTTCATAAATACCCCCGTTATTAATTTAATAAATAGCATCCCTGCTGATGATTCCCTGTTATTTTCCCGGTATGGCGAGCAATGCTGGTTATTGAATTTGTTCAGAGCGTCCATTACATCCAAAAACCGCCCCGTCTTTATCGATTGAGATTTTCGTATCTCGATGTTGTCTCAATGCAATTCTAACTGCGGTCTCTGCATTATTTATATATGCATCAAATTCATTTTGTAATTTATCTAATTTTAATTTCCACTCTCTTTCTATTTCTGCGTAACGTTCGTTCGATGGCGGTGAATAAAATGACATTCCGTAGTACTCATGCCCTCTCATGACAGATTCAGCTAATGATTTAATCTGTTCCTGCGTTAGAATTAAATTACAATCATTAGCGCCGTCTGAAACGCACTCACTCCAATATTCTAAATCATTCATGTTATTGCCTCCTATTATTAACTCACCACAGCCCACTCGTAAATGAGCTGGAATTGGTTAATTGTAAATACTGCGCTCATCTGGCGTGAGTTCATCTCTGTTTTTAATTACAAATGACTTGCAGAGAAAGTCTTGTCGATCATCACCGGAATAATAATTAGAAACTAGCTTCTGACAAAATAAGCCAGTATCAATTGCATCTCGTGCATCAGCGAAATACATAAAACAACCCGCTAATTCATTTGATACACATGAAACTTGGTCCGCTGCGCGATACTTAATAATGACTCGATTTGATTTGACTATTTCCATATTCACATCCTCATATTAATTATCTGACTGCAAAGTATAATTACAATTCACAAACTTTCTTCATATGTTCCATATATCGTTTTGTTCCCATGCAATTCAATTCGTGATGTCTCGCTTCACATTTCAATCGAATTGCTTCAGCACTCAATCCATGATTACGAGCATTCAATTCCTTATTTCGTAATAATTTTGCAGATTGTAATTCGCAACCAATATAATCCTCATCCATCATTTTTATTGCGTTATTAATCTTATTTTTAACGTGCGGCTGATTGATGATATCACTTAATGATGTTATAAAAGCTTTGAAATCATTTTCATCAGCGATTATTCCTTTAAGTTTGATAAAACCTTTATCATCTCGATCTAAGAATGGAGATCTGGAACCTGTTTTGTTCACTATATTCATTGCATTTTGATACTTATTGCAATAATTGTTCATATGAAAAAGAACAGGAGTCAATAGTGCATCTTTAACAAAAGGTCTGATAACAACTTCCTGATGAACGCCGCCATAATCTGTATCATAATCACAAATTACAACTTCAATATTCATGGTCTTAGCAAACTCGATCATATCTTGTGTTATGTTCATTTTATTCACATCCTCTTAATTATCTGACTGAATAGAGCCATGTATTATGTAAGCAACGATTATCAAGACTGTCGTATACTGGCGTAGCTTGTACTGAAAGAGCTTTATCAACTCGATTCATTGCAGTGCGCTTAATTGTCAGAACCGGACGGACTGACTTAACTTCTTCAGGATTAACCCCGTTTGCTTGGTTATAAGCATCAGTTAATACCTGCCTGCGATCAAGTCTGCGTTTAGCTGCGTTGTTATATGCATAGCATTTCATAGATTTTCTCCTGTTGATTACTGGTTAAGCTATCGTGATAACTCAGTCAGTAATCAGCTGGTTGAAAATGTGCGCTTTTCAGCGCTGTCTGTTAAAGAGCGAAACTTCCCTGTTAGTTATTGCTTCCTGTTATTGCTTCTTGTTATTACTGGTACTGCGTTGTTTCTTAGCACTTGCGAATCATCTACCTCTTCATCTGCCGGTAGCGGCTACTTCGTGGGCTTTCCTTGCCTGTTCGCTATCTTGTGTGCCTTTGATGGATTAAATATATGTGTATAACGCAAATGCGTCAAGCGCATATTTTGCGTGTTTTCTTGTTTTTTCATTATCATTTTGTTTTTAAAGAAATTTATTTAAAAAATATTTTCTGATGGGTGTGATTTGGCTTAAGTTTAAAGAGTGGCTTAGGGGGTTTTGCGATGAAAACCCAGCATATAAGCTGGGTGATAGTTATTTCTTTGGAGGGGATTTTTTGTTTTGAAGATGGGCATCCTTGGAGCTTTCATATTTTCCATAGATGAATACTCCAGCAAGCGAGGCTAGCACTGTGGTCATCAATGTGGTTGCATACCCGGATTCGCCGCTATATATCATGTAAACAGCTACGCCAGATATGATTAAGACGCAGAGAAGTGCAAATATTTGCCCGATCCTGTCTTTCCAAATGTCACCAGAGAGTGATTTTCGTCCTTGGTCTTGTCGAAAATGTTGAGCGCTTCTTGCCATGTCGACAATTTCTTTTGCTAATCCTGGATATATTTGATCATATTTAGATAATTCATCAGCATCAGGTAGTGGACCGGAGCGAAGGGTAGTAACTTGCATTATCATTCCAATTCCTTCGGGCCGTAATGCAAGTTTCTGTAAAACCTCTGGGTTTTTTATTACCTCATTAACCAGTAATTCAGTTTTGCTGTCTTTAGCATCACTGGATGATGGTGTTGACTGATTAATAATTTGGTCTGGTTTCTTCGTGCTTGGCGATCTTCTTTTGTGCATTGTCTTTCATTGAGTCCTTGATGTAGCTTCCGACAGAACTCCAATCATTTCTGATTAATTCTGTGTCTGTCGGTAAGTTTCTGTATTCGCTATAGTTACTTGAGGGATTTATATCAAGAATAGAGCCCATAGAGCGAAGAAAACGTTTAGTTGCTTTTTTCATATGGATTGCCTCGGTATACCATTAGTATAATTATATACTACATTCAAAACATGGGGTATAGATGTGTAGTTGTGTTCTATCCATGTCGCCTTATTTGTTGTGATTGACTAACAAGTACTTTACCTTCGATATGCAGCATTTTGCATTCATCTTTTGTGATTGACCACGTTTCATATCTGTTGTTATCAGATATCACTTTTAGTTCAAATTTAACTTTTTGAAGGCGTTTTACATACAAATCTCCGTTAAAATAGAAAACGTATATTCCATCACCATCAAAAAAAGTGATGTTAGTATCAACGAATATCAGATCACCTGATTCGATTGTACCCTCCATTGAATCCCCACGAACGTTAATTAGCGCTACAGATCCTTCTGGCCTGCCACCGAATATCGTATTCGCATATCGAGCGGTATATTCAATAGATCTAATTACCTCAATAACATCATTAATTGCACTACCAAAGCCAGCACTAGCTGAAACATCAAGTACATCAACTTTATACATACCGCTCTCCTTAGAGTCAGTTTGTGAATTGGGACTGACTTTATTTACAGTACCCAAAACGTCATTTGATGAAAAGAGTTCAGCAACTGGAACGGATAGTGCTTCAGCGATCTTATTTAGTATTGAATCACTGTAACCTTGTTTTCCCCTCTCAAGGCGAGACAAATTTCCGACATCGCTGTCTATAGCTGTCGCCAGATCAAGGAGTGTCATTTTCTTCGCTTGGCGAAGTTTTCTTATTTTTTCACCTATTTTCATGAACCTATTACATTCTAGTAATGCGTTTCGCGCAAAGCGTGTTGCGCATATTTTTTGCGTGGTGTAATATGCGTTATACGCATTTAAAAGGAGGTAAATATGAAAACACCACTTCGAAAAATACGCATGGAAAAAGGATTAACTATTTCCGAGGTTTCCAAGGCAACAAGCGTTGATATTGGAAACTTAAGCCGGATTGAGCGAGGGATACAAAGCCCTTCACTTGATACCGCTGAGAAATTATCTCGTTATTTCCAAGGAGAAATTAGCGAGATGCAAATTCTTTACCCGAAAAGGTATATGGCTGACGCAGTTCATATTGCGCAACGGTATTAATAATACAAACAATCGAGCCAAGCTCGCATGCTCTTTAACATCTCAGCACCGAAAGGTGCATTCCTCGCTTAGCGGGGAGCGTAACCCTCAATAGGGTTATTAACTTTATTTTATTTAAGGAATTTAACATATGGATACTGCAACGGAACGCAAATTTCGCGAAATGGAAAGCAAGTTAATTAAAAAACTGGTGCTGAAAGGTGCGAGAAATGTCGCAGAAATTATTGGGTTTCATGAGTCTCAAATTGCGAGATGGCAACGACCGCAGCGGATCGACGATATTAGTTTTATTGAGAAGATGGCTCGGTTCTTAGTTGCGATTGAATTCGAAACACCCGAACAAGAAGTTGTTATGACGGGTGAAGATGCTAAAGCGTTATTAGCTGCTTTAGAGCTTATCAGATACCCGAAAAGAAAAGCCTCACTACCTGCCACGGATGAGGCCGATCAATTACAGCTAGATATGAGGTAATTATACATGAAACAAAAGTTTAATTACAGCGCTGTGCATAAAAACATCATGCGTGATCGGGCTGTTCGCTCGGTCACGGAGCAGGGAGCAAAGAAACTTCGGGAAGCGCTAGACGATGCTCAGTTGAGGTTGGAGCATCGCGAAGCACTGCTAAAAGGGAAGAAAAGCCATGAGTAATGTATATGCGCTAAAAAGGGTAACAGAAGCGCCGAGAAAATCGGGCAAGGGGTTTGCTCTGATGCACAGGAAAATTATGGATTGCGACTTCTATCGAAAGGATTCATACGCTGTTCATCTGTGGTTTCATTTGATTATGAAAGCTAATAGTCAACCCGCTGTTATAAATACGGATGTGGGCGAAATAATGTTAAGTCGTGGTCAGTTAATGACAAGCAGGCCGTCCCTGCAATCAGAAACAGGGATTGAGGATAACAAGCTGCGGAGTTTACTGCGCAGTTTTGAATCAAAGAGGATGATCTCAGTAGAATCAAAATCACGTAAATTTAGCATCATCACAGTAATAAAATATGACCATTTTCAAGGTGAATTTTGTCCAACGGATGTCCAAGAGATGTCCAACGCAAACCCAGATGTACCAAGCCCTCAAGGGGTAGAGTGTCCAACGGATGTCCAAGAGATGTCCTTAAACAACAATATATATAATATAACTACATCTAACGATGTAGTTGGTGAGTTTTCTGACGAAAACAACCCGCCACCGCCAGTCAAAAAATCTCAGCCCAAAAAGGCAATATCTGTTCCCTACCAGGCCATGATCGATGCCTATCATGAAATTCTGCCGGATATGGCTAGGGTTACTGTCCTGCGGGACGGCAGAAAGTCCAAGATGCGCACGTTCTGGCAACGAGCTAACAATGAATACCAGACCCAACACCAGCGGCCGTTCACCCTGGAGAACTGGAAAGGCTACCTGAGTTACATTGCTGAACACTGTCGCTGGATGATGGAAGATAGGCCGAATGGCAAGGGCGGCTACTGGAGAGCCAAAAATTTAGATTATCTGATCACCGACCAATGTTATGTATCCGTCAAAGAGGACCGAGCGAATGACCGCAAGCAACGTTAACCAAGTCCCCCATAGCACCGAAGCAGAACAAAGCGTCATTGGTGCATTGTTGCTAGACCCTCAAAGCGACAACTCACAGCATGTATTCTCAATGCTCACCCCTGATTCGTTCTACCTTAAGTGGCATAAATTCATTTACGCCGAAATGCGAGCAATGAACAACCAACATCAGGCGATAGATATTATTACCGTGGATGACAATCTAAAGCGGGCTGGTAAGTCAGATCAATCGGGTGGATTCGCCTATTTGGCTGAGGTTGCAAAGAATACCCCCAGCGCTGCGAACGTGGTCACCTATGCAAAGCAGATCCGCGAGGCAGCCGCAGCGCGTTACGCCATTGAGAAAACCAATGAAATTCAGCGATTGTTGATGACGCCTAGTACCCTCACATTTGCTGAAAAGATGGACATGGCTCAACGACTGATCGGCGAGGCTACTGAGAATGGCATTACTGGACACAAGATTGGACTCAAGCCCATTAGTGAGATTGCTGATCGTTGGTTTGAAAAACTGGAAGCAAGATTTAATAATCCCGAACTACACAGAGGACTTAAGACCGGATTCCGAGATTTTGATGAAATGCTAGCGCCCAAGTACATCGTCAACGGATCACTGTTTGTTATTGGTGCTCGCCCAAAAATGGGTAAAACCACGGTGTTAACGGAGATGGCAAAGAACGTCGCTAGTGATGGTCATCAGGTATTGTTGTTTAGCATGGAAATGACAGATGAGCAGTTATTTGAGCGTATGGTCAGTCAGAAATCAGGGGTGAATACAGATATGCTGTATGGGGGTTCTGATGATGAGTACGAATGGGCGCTACTCAGCAAGGCCATAGGTGAACTGAAAGATACTCCGAATATTTGGATTGATGATACGCCGGGAATGTCATTTGCTCATATTCAGTCACAGTGCCGTAAGATCAAACGCAAAGTCGGTAAGATAGGGTTTATCGGTGTTGACTATTTAACTCTGATGAAGACCGAAAAGGCGGATCGGAATGATATCGCGTATGGCAATATCACAAAGAGCCTCAAGATATTAGCAAAAGAACTCGACACGGTTGTTGTTCTGCTAACTCAGCTTAACAGGAATATTGAGGAACGCGCCAACAAACGTCCAATGCCATCTGACAGTCGAGACACTGGCCAGATTGAACAGGACTGTGATTACTGGATGGGCGTCTACCGTGACTCTGTTTATCAAGAGAAATCGGACAAGACGCTGACAGAGTTGATATTGCGCCTCAATCGCCACGGTAAAGCTAACACTGTGTATGTCGAACAAAAGGGCCTTTGCTTGTTCCATCTCGATCAGATCGAGGGTGAGCGTAGAGCTAAGTGTAATGAAGGCAAGCCCAATAAACCCTACAGGAAGGATTTTTGAGATGAAAATTAAAACAGAAAATTTAACAGGCCGTGCGCTGGATTATGCTGTTGCTATTTGTGATGGCTGGAGTGCTGATTATTTAGATAAGAATCTTGATGTTATGCCCAAATATTCAACTGAATGGAGTGAATGCGGTCAGTTGATTGAAAAATACATAACAGCACTTGCATTGCACACGAAGAGAGAATATTGGATCGCCGGTAGCGGAGGGTACGGAACGTCATGGGGTGAAACTGTTCAGATCACAGTATGTCGTGAAGTTGTGAGAAAGCACATCGGTGACGAAGTAGAAATTCCTGATGAGCTACAGAGGTGAAACATGACAGAGAAACTTAAGCCGTGTCCGTTTTGTGGAAGCAATGATCTTTGTCCTGATTATGAGGATAGAGGTTCATTGGATGAGTATGTGTCTTGGATTAACTGCGGGAATTGCGGAGTAGATGGTCCGTTATCGAAATGGGAAAATAGTTACAAGGAAGCGGAATCGGCAGCTATTCGAGCATGGAATAAGAGAGTAAATAACGATGAATAAACTTAAATGCAGACGATGCAGAAGAATATCAGAACGGAAAGATTTAATTGAAATTAAAACTAAATATTATTACAGCGATTTAGCTTGTCCGAATTGCCGTTGCAAAACATTTTCTCCTGTTGATGAGGAAAATAAAGGGGGTTAAATGGAAGCTGATT